GAATTTGACAACAGATTATTAAAAATTGATGGTAGTATGTGTATTACCAAATTACCGACCAAATCTTCTGAAACAAGTGTTGTTTATATTAGTACAACGGGTAAATTAAGTTCAGGAGCTACATCATCGGGTGGCGGTTACTCGGTTTCTGTTATTAGTGGTGCTACAAATGCTGCAAAGAACTATTTATATGTGTTTACAGCATCGTTAACATTAACACTCCCAGCAACACCATTGGCGGGTGATTCTGTTAAAATATCGAATATGTCAAACACGAAAACAAGTATTGTTGCAAGAAATGGTTTGAATATTATGGGATTGGCTCAGGATTTAACTGTTGATACCTTAAATGTAGGAATGGAACTTATCTATTCAAATGCAACATATGGATGGATAATAATATAAACAAAACAAATAAATAAAAATATATAATATGAGCACATTATCTGGATTATTTAATATTAATAATTATAACAAAGACCCTCGTCTTTTGGGTAGATATAACATGCCGAATTATGGTGCAGCTAGCGTATTTGGCAGAGAAGCTACACCTAACTCCTTGAATCTTGAATCGACATTTACTACGTATTTAGCAACTCAAGGTGCTATTGCAAATATTATTGCTGCGGATACTTATGTGACAATCGCAAGTCTTAGTGGAGGTGGATTCCTTTTTGGTGTGATTTCTCCTTGTTGTGATGCAGGTTCAACTAACTTTGCGACATTTAGAATTACTGTTGATGGCATCGTGTATACAATAACTTCTCCATCAACAATAACTGGTGGTGTTATAACATCTGCGAATCGTTTTATGATTGGCTCTTTTGCAGAAGGTCAAACACAAAAAACCGCAACAACTGAGGTAGTGTCTATAGGTGTAGGTAACTTTGGTAATTATAGTAATTATAGCGCATCAGGAGGGATTGTAAGAGTTCCTACTAGTGGAGTAATTATGCTTCATAACGAACAAATTTTAAAATATAAATTTCCTTTGGTGAGATTTGAAAGTTCGCTTTTAGTTGAGGTTAAATTCTCTGCTTACGTGGTAACTGCTCCTTACCCTCGTTGTTCTGCTCAATATCAACTCGATACATATTAATATAACCATGAAAATAATTAACAATACCCACCCAGAAGAAACCCCTATTGATGGAGATTCAATTACTATAACATATGATAATGGGTCAACAGAGACTAAATATTATTGGACACCAACTACTTTCCCAGAATCGCCAATTCCTGAAAAAGAATATACTTTTTTGGAATTTATGTATGGGGGAAGATTAACAGAGAAAGAAGTAATTACATTATATTCTAAAGAGAGAGAAATTACCAATGATGGTCTAATGGTTCATATTAGTATTGATGGTTTAAGAATGGCAAACGGTATTTTAATAAGTCACCCAAATACCAAGAAGGCAATTGATATATGGGTTGCTGTTGGAATTATTACACAAGAACGTGCAAATGAAATATTAACCGTTTGAAATTAAATTAATAAAATGTTTTAGTTAAACTTTTATATTCATATATTTGCAGAATAATGTTTATAAAAATAAATGATCATGGTAAAAAAAATATTTTTTCAAAGTTCTTTACCCAGATCGGGCAGTAGTTTGCTTCAAAATCTGTTAGGGCAATGTCCTGATATTTACCCCACCCCTACGTCTGGTACATTGGAATTGTTGTATGGGTCAAGAAACAATTACACAACCGGTCCTGAGTTTAGGGCACAAGACGGTGAATTAATGAAAACAGCGTTTCGGGCTTTTTGTAGAGAAGGTTTATTTGGATATTATAATGCGATTACCGATAAAAAGTATGTGATCGATAAATCAAGAGGTTGGGGAATTCATAGAGATTTTCTGCAATTCGTTTTAGGAGAAGAACCCAAAATTATTTGTATCGTTAGAGACCTTCGAGACATTTTCGCCTCAATGGAGAATAACTTTAGAAAGCATCCAGATAAACAAAGCGATGTTTTGGATTGGACTACAGGTAAAGGTACAACAGTTCCCAAACGAGTTGATTTATGGGCACAAAGCCCCCCTGTTGGGTTAGCAATAGAAAGACTTTCTGAAATTTTTAGAATGGGGTATAGTGATAAAATCTTATTTGTAAGGTTTGAGGACTTATGTCTCTATCCTGATAGAGAAATGGAAAGAATTTATAATTATTTGGAAATTCCTATTTATTTTCATAACTTCAATAATATTCAACAGATCACAAAGGAAGATGATGAGGTTTATGGTACTTTTGGTGACCATGTTATCAGGACTAAACTTGAACCAGTTAAATCTAGGTCAATTGAGTTATTGGGTAGTGATGTTTGTGATATAATATATAAAAACTATAAATGGTTTTTTGATATATTTGGATATAACAAATGATAGTAGAAAGAAAACGGCATTTAGCCAAAACAATTAGTTATAGAATAATAAGTACATTCATTGGCTTTCTAATTATGTATTTTATTAGTGGTTCTATTAAAATTGGTGCTGCTTTTGGTGCTGTGGAATTATTATATAAACCTATACAGTATTATATTCATGAAAGGATATGGTATAGGTGGATTAGATATGGAATAAAAGATAAAATATGACATATTATGATTATAGTGTTATTCGGTCAACCACATAGTGGTAAGACCACACTTGCTAAAAAATTATTAACTAAAGATAGGTTTTTGACAAGTGTTCATATAGATGGAGATAATTTAAGGGATTTATTTCAAAATAAAGATTACAGTAGAGAAGGAAGAATTAAAAATTTAAATAGAGCTAGTGATATTGCTGTGTTCATAAATTCTATACATTCAGATGTTATACTTTCTTTAATATACCCCTATCAGGAAACCAGAGATTATTTAAACTCTTTATGTAAAGATGTTGTATGGATTTATCTTACTTATGATGAAATAAGAGGAAGAGAAAATTTTCATTTAAAAGAATTTGAAATACCTATAGATGTGTTAACATTAAACACGTCTTCTGTTTCTGTTGAAAAATGTTTGGTACTTATTGAAGATGAAATTGTGAGATTAGAATAATATTTTAAAGCATGGTGATATTTATTTAAATTATTGAGTATTTATAATAAAAATAATATTAAAATTTAAAATTTTAAAAATGGCTTTAATTAAAGAATATTTTAATGACCAATTTAATATAACAATTGCTGATTGTTATTGGAAAATAGAAATTGATAATGGACTTACAGGTGGTAAGGAAAAACTAAGAGTACGTATGAATTGTTTTAAAGACAGAGAAATTGCTAATACTAATCAAAATAAGTTTAAAGATTTTGATTTCCAATTTGTACCTGATTTAGAATCTGTAGATAATTTTCTTACACAAGCATATGCATATGCAAAAACATTACCAGAATTTACAGAAGCTGTTGATGTTTAAATAATAAAAAATATTATAATTAATATTAAGAATTACCAATTATGACAGACTTTAATACAGATATAAATGTTCAACAACAAAATTTTGAACCAATAACATTAATTGATGAACAATCAAGCGAAGAATATTATATTGGCGTTTCAACTAATGGTAGAGACACAAGTAAGCCTTATTGGAGAATAAAAAAGATTTGGAAAGATGGTACTGTATGGAAAATCCAATTCCCAGATGGCGACCAAACATATATATTTATTTGGGATGATAGAATAGGTGCATATACATATTTGTAAAATAATATTAATAAGATAAAAAAGGAGAAACATAACGTTTCTCCTTTTTTATTGGTAAATTTTTCTAACAAATTGATTCTTCGTTAGTATTTATATTAAAACGAATTAAAATGGGAACATTTACAATTGACTTATTATCGGGTGAACAATATCTGTTTAATGGGAATTTTAGTGGAAGTGGTGGCACAAACACCAACTGGAATTCAGTAACCAATAAACCCAAATGGTTGTCAGGCACAACGCTAAATGCCTTTCAAGCGGGGCATACACACTCATATAACGCTTTAAATAATAAATTAAGTGGTGGTACAGGTATTACAATTGATAGTAATACCATCAATTCGATTGCACCATTAACCACGCTACAGTTGTTGGATACGGTTGGTGGTATTGAAATGAACACAATCCCCGCATCACCCATTACTTGGAGTTCAGTAGTATTTTCTGGATCAAGTCTTAATTTTACTGGGGGCAGTAAAATTAGAATCTTATCCAACGGTGTATATAAAATTCAATATGTATTGAATTTTATTAGCCAATCTGGTGGTACTAAAAATATTGGCGCAGTTATAAGAAAAAATAATAATACTTATATAACGCCATCAACAAACATTGCGTTTTCAATTAGTGCACCATTTGCTTCGGGCACAAATACAATGCCATCGTATGAGATGAATTTATTGGCAGGTGATTATATTGAATTAATTTCATATAGAATTGGCAACGAAGGCTCAGTATTAACCACACCAAATGCATCATGGATAACAGTATTTAAAGAAATGTAAAAAATATGGCATATTTAATATACAGAACTGATTTTGCCAACACAATTGTTGGAGAATCCACAACAGACACAGCAAGCGGTGGAACTGAACAATCAATATTGAAAAGTTTGATTTCGCCAACATTCTTAATTCCAGAAACTCAACCAATATATTATTGGAAGATAGTTCTACCCACAAGTGCTATCCCTAACGATGAAATTCACATTGCTTTATGGGAGAAAAAAATAGCAATACCACCAACTGCCGATGCATTGGCAACAGTTGGATATGTTACAGGATTAACATCTGTAATCAATAATAATATTAATTATATTTCAGGTGTAACCGATACTAAATTAGATATTTCAACATATACTGGATATACTACCACAACTGGTTTACAACAAGTAACTGATATAAATGCCTCCACTACAAACGAAAGCACTTTTAGGGGTGGATTAATCACCAATAAAATCAGACCAACTGGTGATACCACAACTGCAATACAAATACATAAAGCAGATGGAATAACCAATATTATTAATGTAGATACTGTTAGTGGATTTACTGGGTATGGTACAATTGCGCCCAAAAATAAAGTCCATTTGTTTGGTACTGATACAACAGATACTTCTGAATGTGCGGTTCAAACAAATGGTTTAACTTTAGATGGTGTTGCTGGTGCTGATAAAGAAATTGTTTGGGCAAATAACGGCGTACCCAAATGGCAAGCACAGACATGTCGTAATGAAAATGATGTGTTTTGGTATTTAGCAAATACCCAATCTAAAAATAATCCACTTACAGTAATGGAAACTGGTGGGATTGGTATTAATAAACAAAGTAATTACGCTAATTATCATGCAGCGGAGATTGTTACGGTAACTGGCTTGGATGATTTAGTTGTTAGTGGAATATATACTCAAAATTATAATACTGTTTATGAGCTTGAAATCGTTGCAAGCGGTGTAACGTTTGATACGTGGCATTGGAGAAAATCAGTTGATGCTAGTATAACATACGGTGGCTATTCACCATCAAGCGGTGCAACACTAACTCCCGTTGAATTAGAGAATGGAATATTTGTAAATTTTAAACACCTTACAGGTCATGGTGCTGGAGCAAAATGGCGTTTTGTTGGATTTTCACAAATTCCCCAAGCAACATTAACTCTTGCACCAATGGAAATTCAAGAGGTACAGAAAACAAACAATTATTTTGCAAACCCAATTATATATAAAGATATTACAGCTGTTGCTAATGGTGGTGTGTATGAAAACCAATTTGAAATTTTTAGCTCTGGGTCTGGAGGAACTTCACAATCAATTTATTTTGGTTTCACAGTTCAAGCACAAATGATGTTTATTAATTTGGCGACATATGGTAGTGATGTTACCTTGGTTGCTCAATATTGGAATACAAATATAAGTGATTGGACAACTCTCAGCACTATTCATGATTATATTGACGGTACTAATAATTTAGAAAATTCTGGTCGTATTATCTGGCAGCCACAAAATATGACTGGTTGGGATAAAGGATATATTCCTGATTTGGTTGAAACTAATTATGATTTGTATTGGATTAGATTAATAACAACAACCAATCCAGCAATAGCACCAATTGCGAAAAGTATTAATATTGGTAACGATAAGAGATTTGCGATTTATGATTCATTTAACGATTATCGTCCAAGTTATTATGTCGATACGTTAGGTCGTGTTAATATTGGTGGTGGTAATATAACTGGTAAAAACACATTACAGATTAATAGTGCTACCAACACTTTAGCTTCGTGTGGTGTTACTGAAAGTCTTTTTGAAATTGATAGTGAAAACAGTAGTGTTACTGATATGAAATTAAAATTATCATCGAATGATAATTGTGGTGCTGGTATTACTTTTATTGGTACTAGGGGCACATTGGATACCCCAGCAAGTACTCAATATGGTGATACGCTTGGAAGAATAGACTTTAAGGGTCGTTTTAATAATTGTTCAGAAATCTTATCACGTATTAATTCGGTATATACTGGCGTTGGTGGTGATAAAGAAGGTGATTTGGTGCTTAGTACTGCAGATAATAATATTTTAAATGAGGTGGTTAGAATTTCTTCAACTGGAACAACTGGTTTTGGGATATCGACCCCAACTGCAATTGTTCATTTAAAAGAAGGTACAACAAGTATTGCTCCATTGAGATTTAATAGTGGTAACTTACTTAGTAGTCCACAAGCAGGTGCTGTTGAGTTTAATAATGATGCTTATTATGGTACAATCACATCTGGTAGTACAAGAAAAACATTTGCATTTTTAGAAAGTCCAATATTTACTGGAACTCCTCAATTACCTATTGGTACTTGTTTGATTCCAGTGAGTGCTAATCTTAATGATTATATTTGGAATTCTGGTGGTACTAATAACGCTTGTTTATTTAAGACATGTAGTTTCAATGCTTATACTGGAAATACTCAACCAACAATAAATATAGCGATAACTGGTGCAAGTAACGGTTTAACTAAATCGGGTTCACATGATATTAAATTTGGAGGTTTATTAACCGAAGATACAACCGTTGGGGCTGGTGGAAAAAATTTCACATTATGCGCCAAAAAATTTACAATTGCATCACATAGTGGTACTGATATTTACGATGCTCTAGGTAATGATATTAATATTTATAGTAGTGGTGGTACTGTTACATTATATGGAAAAACATCTGGTGGAACAGAAGCAATGCGCTTTATTATAAATCAATCACAAGCAACATTTACTGATAGTAGAGTAATTCCAAAGGGTATTGAATATGATCAAAATTATGCTGGAACTTTTGTTGCTCGTTCATTGGTTGATAAGGGATATGTTGATAGTGTTGCTACTGGTCTTGTTGTAAAAACATCTGTACAAGTTGCAACAACTGCTAATGTTTCGTTAAGTGGTTTAACAACTGTTGATAGTATTATATTAACAAATGGTACAAGGGTACTTGTTAAAGACCAAAATACTGGAAGCCAAAATGGTATATATATTGCAACTGGTGCTACATGGCATCGTGCTGTAGATTATGATTTTAGCCCTGCGGGTGAAATTAGTAACGGTAATTTAATTCCTATTGTTACAGGCACTACTAACGGTAATACAATATGGGTATTAACAACACCAGACCCAATTGTAAGTGGAGATACATTGACATTTTCATTGTTCTCAAAAACATCCGCAGTGGTTGCTGGTAATGGTATTAATGTAACACAAACTGCTGGAAATTATGATGTTAGTGTAAAATTAGCGAATAATTGTGGATTATGTTCTGATTCATCGGGTTTATATGTTAATTCAGCTATTGCTGGCACTGGCTTAAATTATAGTACGGGAGTCTTAAGCGTTTGTGGTGCAAATCTTGCTGGTAATTCAATTTTATGGAGTGGCAATACATTTAATGTTAATCCATCAACAGGTACATTAAATACTGTTTTAAATACTAAACTAAATACTAGTGTATATCAATCATATACTGGCACAACTGCAACAGCAATTAGTTGTAGATTATTAAGTTCGATATTTAATGGTTATAGTGGTACAACAGCACCAGCACAATTTATTGCTCGTACATTATTTGATTCATATACTGGTACAACAGCACCAGCACAATTTATTGCCCATTCGTTATTTGATTCATATACAGGTGCAACTAAAATCATTCTGGATAATAAGGCGTTCTTAAGCGGAGCTACCTTTAGTGGTATTGTTAGAACACCTAAAGCAGCTCAAAATGATAATAGCACTTGTGTAGCAACTACTTCTTGGTATATTAGTCAGGGTGCAACTGTAAATCCAACAATGGATGGTGTTGCTGCTTGTGGAATATCAAATTTATTTGCCCGTCAAGATCACGTGCATCCGATTGATACCTCAAGATTAGCTGTAACTGTATTTGGTACATATACTGGTACGACAGCACCAAATATTTATACACCGAAAGCTTCCCCTGTATTTACAGGAACTGTTACGATGCCAACACCATTCACATTAGGTGCGGTAAGTGTGGTAGCAACTGGAACGGTAATGAATTATCTTACTGGTGCTACAAGCAATATTCAGTCACAGATTAATTTAAAATCAAATATTGCTTCACCTACTTTCACTGGAACGGTAACGATACCAACACCATTTACGTTAGGTGCTGTAAGTGTTGTTACAACAGGAACTGTAATAAATTATCTTACTGGTGCTACATCAAACATTCAATCACAATTGAATGCTAAAGCACCAATAATTAGTCCTACTTTCACAGTTAGTGCTAGATCGGTGACTCCTGCTATAAATGATAATAATACTTGTATTGCAACAACTGCATGGTATTTTGGTCAAGGTGCTACTTCAAATCCATTAATGGATGGTATTGCTACTAGTGGTAATTCAACATGTTGGTCAAGACAAAATCACGTACACCCAACAGATACTTCGAGATTAGCAACAACTGTATTTAATGGTTATACAGGTACAACTGCACCAGCAGCATTTGCAAGTAAGTCAGTGTTTAATACTTATACTGGAACTACTGCACCAGCTACTTTCCAATCTCACTCAAGTATTTTAACTTACACTGGTACAACAGCACCTGCAGCATTTGCAAGTAAGTCAGTGTTTAATACTTATACTGGAACTACTGCACCAGCAGCATTTGCAAGTAAGTCAGTGTTTAATTCCTATACTGGAGCGACACAAACTAAATTAAGTCAGAAAGCGTTCTTAAGTGGTGCAACTTTTACAGGAACAGTTACAATGCCAACACCATTCACATTAGGTGCTGTAAGTGTTGTTTCAACAGGAACTGTAATAAATTATCTTACTGGTGCTACAAGCAATATCCAAACACAAATAAACACTAAAACAGATAAGACCAAAACAATTGTAACTCTTACTGGTAACACTACTTTAAACGCAACATATGCAGATAAATTAATTGAAGCAAATGGAACTTTTACAATTACATTACCTGATGGCATGGTAACTGGTATGCGTTTAGATATAATAAATGTTGGTGCAGGTGCAATTACATTGGCAGCAACAACAACATTAAATACGAAAGCAGGTAATAAAAGATTAGTTACCCAATGGGTTGGAGCTTCTGCATATCATAGGGGTTCAAATGTTTGGGTGGCTGTCGGAGACCTTACAGCATAAAATATAAAAGTTATGAGTTTATTTTTCGGCACAGTACAAATTCAACATAGTACTATTACTACAATACAGTCATTTACTGCTAGTGGCACACTTACGTTACCATCAGGGGTGATTAGAATGAATTATCTAATCATTGCTGGTGGCGGTGGTGGTGGTGGCAGAACGACTTCTGGTCAAGGTGGTGGTGGTGGTGCTGGTGGTTTTGTAAGCGGTACAACGCTTACACCGACAGCAGGTAATTATGCAATAACCGTTGGTACTGGTGGAGCATCAGGTACGGCTGGTTTACTTTCAAGAATTTCTGGTACATCTTTAAATGTTTCTGCAACGGGCGGTGGTAGAGGCGATAGTAATGTTACTGGTGCTCCAACTATTGGTGGTAGTGGTGGTGGTGGTGGCGATAGTAATGCTACTGGTGCTGCTGGTACTGGTGGTCAGGGTAGTGCTGGTGGTAATAATGATGCAACTACTGGTGCTGGAGGTGGTGGTGGTGCAGGTGGTGTTGGTACTTCCCCAACAGGAGGTATTGGCAAGTCTTCAAGCATTAGTGGCTCACCAGTAACATATGCGGTGGGAGGTATTGGTGGTGTATCTGGTAATGTGAATGGTGTGAGTGCTGCAGCAAATACGGGAACTGGTGGCGGTGGCTCAAGTAGAACTAGTGACGGTGGCACACGCATTGGAGGTACTGGCGGTAGTGGAATTGTGATCGTAAGTTATCAAATATAAATGTATTTATATTAAAATTAAATTATGGGTGATTTTATAAGAAAAATGGTTAGTGATAGTAATGAAGTTTCATCTAAAAGAGTTATAGCAATAATTGGAACATTATTACTAGTTGTTGTTGTTGGAGGAATTTTATATGGAATAAAAGTACAGAATGAATTGATATATTCATTAATTGCATTAATTTCTGGCAACTCTGCTATGACATTAAAAAATACTGGAAATGGTGGAAATGGTGGAAATGACGATGGCGGAAAAAATGTTTAAAGTATTTATAAAAATATAACAATAATGAACTACTCAACATTTGATATTAACAATTTTTTTATTAAGAAGGATAGTACATATCCCGAATTAAAATATCCGCTTATTCAAAAAATAAGGGAACAATACGACATTTCAGATAATATGCTTGAAAATGTAGCAATTACATTTTCAATGATAGATGCTGATAGTGGTTTATATCGTATTGCCAATGTTCCAGCAAATTTAGTTATTAATAATGATAGAGTTAACTATCCCGATGAAGAACAATATACATTAACATATAGATTTAAATTAAAAGACACAAAAAAAACAGGACGATTTTACGGAGAGTTTAAGATAGATGCATTAGGAGAAGAATGTTTTAAATTAACATTACCAGTTAACACATATATTAATATTGTCATTTCAGACTCAATCACAAAAACTACTGTATTTTAATTATTACCGTTTAACAATTACCATTGCTTGTTCAAATTATTTAATTATCTTTGTGGTTCAAATGATTTGAATTATGGGAGAGACTTATGTTTTTGAGGTTCATTGTGAGAGAATAGGCAGAAAACAACAATATTTTCTAAGGTTCAGCCCAAACGATCAATTAGCACAAAGAATCAGGGAATTACCTGATGATACTCGTAAATGGAGTGCATTAAACTATGCATGGGAAATCTCAACACATTCACTATATCTTTTAATTAAAAAATACAAAGGTTCAAATAAGATTCATTTTGATTTTGGAAATGAAGACTCACGTAAAGTATTTATTGAACAAATCAAAAAACTTGAAGTAGGCGAAGCAGAAAAACGTAAGTTCATTACCGAACTGAATATTAAGAAAGAAGAGTGGGTTAAATATAAAGAGGAGTTAGAAAAGACATACGAAAAGTATTCGGAACAAGTACACTCTTTTTTAAAACCAGAGGTTAAGTTATATCCACATCAAATTGTTGCATCACTCTTTATGACAACAGTTAAAAACACTTTATTAGCATTAGATATGGGAACGGGTAAGAGCCTAGCTGCAATTACTGCATGTGAGATGAATGGATTTGAAAGAGTGGTCGTAATTACCCCAAAATCTTTAATGTTTAATTATTATAACGAAATTTATAAATTCTCTAATTCAACAGCACATATTGTAAATTGGAAGAAGAATAAATGTAGTATTACTGATGCTAAGTACATAATTTTAAATTACGATTTCTTTAATTCATCGAATAAAGATTATTGTAATAAAAAATGGAACAATTTAAATATTGGGGTTATAGATGCCTTAATATTGGATGAATGTCAGAAAATTAAAAATAGCGATACAAATATATATAAGAATTACAAAAGAATATTTAATAAAAAAATATTTAGAAATAATGAAAGGTTTTCAGCATACCTCTCTGGGACCCCAATCGTAAATAGGGCAAAAGAAATTTATACCGTATTGCATGAAATAAGCCCAATTGATTTTGCAACAAAAAAATATTTTTATGAATTTTTTTGTGGAATGACTTATAATTACGAAACTGGATATGGGTGGACAACAGATGAGGCTAATACTAAATTCGAAGAATTGTATCATAAAATATCACCATTTGTTTATCGAAAAAAAATCGAAGATGTTATTAAAGACCTACCAGAAAAATCGTATCAAAAAATTATATTGGAACTTGATGATGAAGAACAAAAAATTTATGATGAAATAGAATTGGGGGCATATAATGAATTTACTAAATCAGAAGAAAGACTAGCATTAACCATAATGTTAAGATTACGTCAATATACCTCACACAATAAAATAAAATATATTTATGAATTAATTGATAGTATTGTTGAAAGCGGAGAGAAATTGGTTATATTTGATGTGTTTAAAGAGTCGTTAATCACAATACATAATAAATATCCAGAAATATCGGTCTTACATACTGGTGACATTAAAATTGAGGATAGAAATGAAGCAATTATTAAATTTCAAGATAAAAATAGTGAAATAAAATTATTTTTAAGCACCTTTTCATCTGGAAATTTTGGATTAACATTAACCGAAGCGAGAAAAATGTTATTATTAACACTCCCATATTCTTTGGGAGAATTCTCACAAGCGAGTGCGAGAATTTTTAGAATAGGACAGAAGAATAATGTAATTATATATCCACTGATTTTTCAAAATACAATAGATTCCTATGTATATGAATTAATAGAATCCAAACAGCAAGAGGTCTCAAAAGTACTTGATAATTCTGAATACGAATCAAAAGCAGGTGAATCTGTTTTTGGTGATGTAATTGAAAAAATAAAAAATAAATATAAAAAATAATGTATTTATATATAAACACAATGTATTAACATGAAAAGAGAGAAAAAATTAGTTGAATCGCTTACGATTAGAATATCTGGTGATTTATTGAATAAATATAAAAAACATTGTGATAATAATGGGCTATTATTATCAAAAAGAATTAGGTTTTTCATTGAGAAGGATATTGAAAGTAAAATTGAAATTAAAAATTAATGGTATAAATATTATAATGTTAAATGAAAAAATTATCATATAACTTAGTTAAAGAAATTGTTTTAAATAGATGTCAAGAAAAAAATTATATGTTAATCGAGCCATTGATTTATATAAATTCGTACAGTAAGCTGCATTTGCGATGTAATATTGATAATCATGAATGGCGTTGCTCGTATAGTAATTTTATTAATCATAAAAAGGGATGTCCAAAATGTTCTAGAACATTAAAACATACACAACAAGAAGCAGAAATAAGTATTAATAATATTTGTAACGAAAAAAAATATACTTTAATTAAGCCGTTTATTTATAAAAACAATAAAACAAAAATATGGTTAAAATGTAATCATGATAATTATGAATGGGAATTAACATATGACAATTTTATTAACAATAAAACAGGATGTCCTAAATGCGCAGGAAGATTAAAATTAACCCAATTAAATGTTGAAAACACTATAATGGAGAAGTGCAAAGAAAAAAATTATCAATTAACTAAACCCTTCATATATACAAATAACAAAACTAGAATTTATTTAAAATGTAATTTAGATGGTTATGAGTGGGATGTCAGATATTATAACCTTATTAATAGTAATAAGGGATGTCCTAAATGTTCTGGTAGTTTAAAATTAACCCAATTAGATGTTGAAAACACTATAATGGAGAAATGTAAAGAAAAAAATTATAAATTAATTGAACCAGTTAAATATATTGGGTCGGATAATACAAGAATTTTTTTAAAATGTAATATTGATGACCATGAATGGGACGTTAAATATAATAATTTTATCAACCAAAACGCGGGATGTCCTAAATGTGGAGGAAATTTAAAACTTGACCAAAAAGATATAGACGAAAAAATAATGTCTAAATGTAAAGAAAAAAATTATACGTTAATTGAGCCATTTATATATGAAAATTTTCGCAATAAAATGCATTTAAGGTGTAATGTTTGTGATCATGAATGGAAAACTACTTATGACAGTTTCATTGGTCAGAATCATAATTGTTTGAGTTGTAGTAAAAAAATGAAAATGACTGATGAAAACGATGCAAAAACTAATGTTTTAAATAGATGTTTAGAAACAAATTACAAATTAATTGGTACGTTTAAATATATTGGGTCTCAAAAAACAAAAATTTGTTTAAGATGCGATATTGACGATAACGAGTGGTGTACTACATATAATATTTTTGTTAATAATAAAAGTGGATGTCCTAAGTGTAGATGGGGAAAAGCCGTAAAAACAATGATTGAAAAATACGGAGAGGCATATTTTTACATTATTCCTAAGCATAACGAAAAATCGATTTTTTATTTAGATATAATTTCAGAAAAACTTTCAACCCCAATTCAACACGCTTTAAATGGTGGCGAAAAGAAATTTATTAAATATTGGGTAGACGGTTATATCGAAGAACATAACATTTGCATTGAATGGGACGAGAAACATCATAAATATAAAAAAATTAAGGATAGGGATGTAATCAGAGAACAATTCATTAAGGACAATTTTAATTGTCATATCATAAGAATAAACGAAAAAGAATTTCTATTAGATGTTGAAAATCAAATTGAAATCATTTGTAACAAAATTAATAATATAATCAATGGGAAGTACATATAAATTTTATGAAAATCCTTTTAGGGATTATTTGGTAATGTCGTTAGTACATGGTATTGATGTATCTGAGAAAAGATTTAAAAACGAAATTGATAATACATTTGCATATATTTTGGAAAACGTTTTGAATGATCCGAAAGATGTACTATATTTGGACTTTAAAATACAAAAGAAGAAAAATTATTATAAGATTATTGGTAAAAATGCTATTTCATCTATTTGGCTGTCAGGTATCTTACCAAGAGATGTTGATACCGTCATGGAAGACAATAAGTTTATTATTGGTGACAAAGAATATTCTTACAATAAAAAAACAAACGAATTGAAATATAAATTAGTAAAAAATTAATAATGGATAACGTAAATGTATTGGGGGAAATAAAAAGTTTTTTAGAAGGTTACAACAACGACCTAAAATATCTTGTAAATGTTGAAACTGATCCTCGTAATTGTATTGCTGAATGTGTTATACACGAACCAAACAAAGACCCCAGAATTCAAAAAATACGTTACGAACCTTTCATGTATATGAAGGATTTATCTAAACTTAATATTAATTTATATAATGGTCAGAATGAAGAATATGTAGATAGACTAAAAATTAAAAAAGGCATTACAATCACCAAACTAAAAACTGGTAATCAAAAAAGATTAGTAAATGGATATTGTTATAAAATAACAAGTTCTAAGTCTTATAATGAGATTGTTAACTTTTTAAAAGAAGGCGGTATTAATCCATATGAAAAGGCGGTAGATTCTGATGACAATTTTCTTAGAGATGAAAAAGGAAAATTTGTCTACCCAAATCGTGATATTTTTTATTCTCCAAGAACAACCGAACAATTCTTTATTTCAAACCAAACAAGATTATATAAAGGTTTTGAAGAATATAAAAATGTTCATAAATTAACATTCGACATTGAGACAACTGGTTTAAGATTTCAAATATCAAGAATGTTTGCAATTGGTGTTAGAGATAATCGTGGCTTTGAAACAATACTTGAAGTAGATAAGTTAGATGACGATGAAGCTGAAGCAAGATTAATACAAGATTTTTTTAATTTAATTGATATTAAAAAACCTGCTGTAATTTCTGGATATAATTCAGAAATGTTTGATTTTGAATTTATTTTGGGTAGAGCAAAAATGCTTAAGGTTGACATAGAAAAGTTACCACAAGGACTTAAAACAGACTCAAAATTAAACAGAAGGGGTGGGACTAGTGTGAAATATGGAAATACGGCAGATTCTTATACTGCCACTGAAATGTGGGGTTATTCTATTATTGACATTATGCATGCTGTTAAAAAAAGAATGGCGGTAAATAGTGATATAAAAGAAAGTAAGTTAAAATATGTTGCAAAATTCGAAAAGATTGCAAAACCGAATAGAACATATATAAAAGGCGAAGATAATTCTATTGGTAAGTTTTATGCTGAAAATAAAATATTTTTGGTCAATGAAACAAATGAATATATTCAAGTGCCAAATGATTACCAAGATACCGCAAAAAAACTTTATGTTCTTCAAGGAAATAAAGATAGAATAGGTGAGGAAGAGTATAAAACGCTTAGAAAAAAATATTTAGATGAAGACATAACATTTGTTGATTGGTTAAAGAAAAGTCCTTTACCAAAAGGAAATGTTAGCTTCATGGGTGGTAAAAAGTTGGTTAAACAATATCTATTGGATGACTTATGGGAAACTGAACAGGTTGATGAGTTATACAATCAATCATCGTTTATGTTGGCTAAAATTGTTCCTACCACATACCAACGTGTTTGTACTATGGGTACTGCATCTATTTGGAATTTGTTAATGACTGCGTGGAGTTATGAAAACAATTTAGCTATTCCACATCCAGATAAGGCAGATAGATTTTCTGGTGGCTTGGCAAGATGTTATAAAGTTGGATTTACAAAAAGAAGTAAGAAGATTGACTATGCGTCACTATACCCAATGATTCAATTGGATAATGATGTGTTCCCAATGTTTGATATAACAAACGTATTAAAAAAATTATTACTTTATCTCACAACCACACGTAACATTTACAAGAAAATTGCAAATGGAGGTAGATTAAAAGAGCAAGAAATTTCATTGTTAAGAGAAATTGATCCCGATATACACGTTAAATATATTAACAATAGTTTAACATCTGCAGATATTGCAATGTGTGAGGTAAAACAGTTACCTATCAAAATTTTGAATAACTCTTTATTCGGTGCTTTGGGTTCGGCAATATCATTTAATTGGTCAGATAATGTCTGTGCAGCTAGAATTACATGTACAGGCAGGTTACATTTAAGACATGCCATTGATTGGTTTACTAATTATGGGTGTGTTGCATTGCTTGCTGTAACTGATGGTATAAACTTTAATTATCCTGAGAAAACTAAAATTAGGGTTACTGATGATGGTGTAAATGATGGTGTAAATGATGGAGTAAGTGAGGGAGTAATTGAAGAAATGTGGCAGTATAATGGTAAGATTGGTTTAAATGCACTTATTGAAAAATATAACAAAGAAGAAATGCCTTCTGAATATATGTCTGTTGACGATGACGGAGACTCGATTTCAAGTTTAAATCTTTCACGTATTAATTACGCATCCTTATCATTGGCTAAAGATAAAAAGACTGGTGAGATGAAAGAAAAGATCAAACTAACAGGCAATACAATCAAGTCTAAAACAATGCCAGAATATATTGAAGAATTTATCGATAAAGGATTGAATATGATTCTTCATGGTCAAGGAAAAGAATTTGTTGACTATTATTATGATTATTGTGATGATATTCGTTACATGCAAATTCCATTGAAAAAGATTGCAAGTAAGAGCAGAATAAAAACTACGTTAAGCGCATATAAGAAAAGAGGTAACGATAAAAATGGAAGAGAAAAGGGCAAACAAGCACATATGGAATTATTAATTGAAAAGAGAAATGCAATTGCAGAAGAACTTTTTGATAAACATAAACATACTTTAGACCCAAAATATCTTAACAAAGAATTAACAATTGAAACCAAAACAAAACTAATTTCTAATTACATGCCCCCTGAACCTGATTTAGATAGTATGGTATATTATGTTAATTCAGGCTATAAAAAGGCACATGGAGACTCAAGTGTTATTATGGATGATGTTACAGGTAAAGAAAGATTTAGTGCAACATTAATTAGTGCCGAAGATTTACTTGAAAATCCTAATATGACAGGTAAATATAATTATAACAAATATTTGGCAGCATTTAATGAACGTGTCGAATCGTTATTAGTTGGATTCGAACCTGAAGTACAAAAGAAAATTTTAGTTAAAATTGCAAAGAAAAATATTGATAAGGGGGATGTTAAAATAGAGATTGGTGATTTGATTAAAGAGGGTTTCGGTCCAGATGAATTAACACTGAAAAACTTCGACAATGATAATTACGATGAATCAATGCACCTAGAAGAAATGGAAGTTGATTTTTGGAATAAAACTGGTTATGACCCAAGAAAAATATGGGATGGATTTAAATTGCACGAAGAATATAAAGTTTATTATGAAATATACGAGAATGCTTTAAATCATTTAAATGAAATGATGACCAAAAATAATAAACCTAGAATTAAATCAATAAACGATAATTATAAGAATGGTGACTTTGTTTTAATTAAGGATGGTAGTGAATACCATGTTGCAGCATATAATGGAGAATATATGCAAATCGTCAGAGAAAATGTTCAAGTGCCTAAAAGTGAAATTGAATTGGAATTAGATAGAATTAGAGAAGAAAAAGATAGAAAAATTGAGGAATTAAGAGTTAGTGAGTTAACAACAAAAACCGATAGAGAGATATTTTTAGAATCACAATCAGAAAAAAGAATAAAATATTTCATATAATTCAAACAAAAATTCGGAATTCCGCTTGTTGCAACAATGGGACAAGTATTCAACGAAATTGAAAATTCAAGTAATGTCTTTGAAGACTATGTTGCAGAACAAGACGGTGAGGTTGAGAATAAAGCAGTGGAATATTTTGATGGTGATATTGATGACGATGCTTATTAACAATTTATAGTATTTATATAAAATGATATTATTATGAATATAACAAAAAAAGACCTATTTGAGATAATTGACTCAAACGGAGAATTAATAGGCAATAATGCCATTCCCACAACAGGTGCTGATTTAGAATCACAAGCAAATAATACAACAGACTATAACGCTAAGATTGGTACTCAGCCATTCCGATATGACATGCTCGGAAGATTTGGCTTTTCAATGATGCCATTCATGGAGGGAAAGGAAGATCAAAGTGAAAATGAGCTTTTGAATGAGCTGGGTGAGTTGATGTATGATAGATATGTTGAAATTCTAAGGTTCTATTATAAAAACCCAAATAAGTTGAAATCTGATTATCGTAAAATTTCTGATGGTGATAGTGATGTTAATAAAGAAGTTAATTCTGAATATGCTAACAAGATAATGAAAATTGTTGTTAAACACTTTGAAAATGCGTTTAAACAACCAGAACAGATAGACGAAGCTAATGTGGTTGAAGATAAGATGGTTAATAGTAAAAAAGAAGATGAGATTAGTAAGAAGAGTAATGATAATGATTTTACCGAAAAGAGATTAGAAAAGATTGCTGGTTTAATAAATAAGCTAGATAAAGAAGATATTAATAAACTCAAAAATTTATTGGAGATTGGGTAATGGAAGGCAATGAAATTAATAAAAGTCATAACACACAATCGACTATTGGCAATGAAAAAAGAAGATTAACCAATTTGAGTAGATGTGGTGTTATTACCAATTTATTGCATGATGATACTAGAAAAAAGATTAAGGAAACAAACTTGAGAATATTTGGGGCTGTGCATAATTCTCAATCCGAAATAATTAAAGAAAAAAAGAAACAAACGAATTTAAAAAATTGTGGCGTTGAATGTAATTTAATGTCAGATGAATTTAAAATAAAAAGTAAAATCACAACGCTTGAAAAATATGGTGTTGAACACACATCACTATCGCTAGAAATTAGAAAAAAACAATGTGTTACTAAAAGAAAAAATAAAATAATTGAATTTGCAACACATTTAGGTATTGATGTTGAAAACATTTTACATGATGGAGATATGTTAACAGTTAATAATTATTGTAATCTTCACAATACTTTTAACATAACCATAAATCAATTTCATCAAAGAAGATTTAAGTATGATAATAAAATCTGTACAAAATGCTACCCAATGAAGAAACAAAATTCTGGTTCTGAAATTGAACTCAAAAATTTTGTTAAATCGTTAAATTTTAAACAAAATAACAACAATAAGAAAATTTTGGGCGATAGGTTTGAAATTGATATATTTTTACCTGAGAATAATTTAGCAATTGAGTTTGATGGTCTTTATTGGCATTCCACTGTTTATAAAAATAGTAATTATCATTTAAATAAAACTGAGGAATGCGAAAAACAGGGTATTCAATTAATACATGTATTTGAAGATGATTGGACATATAGAAAAGAAACCGTTAAATCAATAATTAAATCTACTTTAGGTATATTTGATTATAATATATTTGCATTTAAATGCACAGCCATTGAAATAGACGGTAAAACATCTTCCGAATTTTTAAATCAGAACCATATTCAAGAAAAAATAGATACAATAATTAACATTGGGTTAATATACGAAAATGAGTTGGTTAGTTTAATGTGCCTTGATTTAATTAATGGTGAATATGAGTTATTGAGGGTTTGTAATAGGCTTAATACTAGAGTAATGGGTGGTGAAGTAAAACAACTGAGTTATTTTATTGAAAAATATAACCCCAAATCAATATTAACGTCCGTTGATAGGAGATATTCAAATGGTGGATATTTAAAACAAATTGGTTTTGATTTTGTTGAAAACACCGAACCGAATTGTTGGCACTTTAATACAAATGAATTAATTAGAGGAAAAATACCTTCTGAAAATCAAGAAGAGCACAAAGGAAGATTTTTAAGTATTTATGACTGTGGTGAAATGAAATTCAGATTAAAATTATAAACTAATGGCAAACCAAGAACTATATAATAAATCATATTCTGTGCCCTCTGATGTGTTAAAATACATACAGGCGACCTTGGTATCCAATCCTAATGGTGATGGGGTAAAAAGGGCTAAATTTATGCTTAAAAACGGTGCATTAACATATCAAGCGTTGAAGAGATTAAAGAATTTTTTTGATTACTTTAATTCACAAACTGGAGATAAAGCACAATATGCTTTAGCTGGTGGTGATTTAATGAAAGGATTTATTGAGAGGACGTTAAATGCCGATAGAAATGCTGTTAAAACATCTAAAGAAGTTAGACGTGATATAACAAGTAATCCAAATTCGGAATTAAAACCATATCAAACACCAAGATTAACCGAAGCTAAAAAAGAAGAATTAACAAAAAATGCAATTGCGGTTATTGTTAATGAAGATAACAAGATATTGTTATTGAAAAGAGCAGAAGAAAAGGACACTTGGATGCCACTAAAATGGGCGTTAGTTGGTGGTGGTGTTGAAAAGGGCGAGTCACCTGAAAAAGCCGTTAAAAGAGAAATTGAAGAAGAAACTGGTCTTGAAATTAAAAAATTTATCAATTCATTTGCTATTCAACGAAATAAAAAAAGCATTGAATACATATTTGTTTGTAGATATAAGGGTGAACTAACAGACATTACGTTAGATGGTGAAAATACAAATTATGGGTGGTTTGATATTCAAGAAATGAAATTTTTGGATACTGTACCTCATTTAATTGAATATATAACATTAGCTTTTAAAAGTTATGAATAAAACGTATTTATAATAAATAATAATTAAAATTTAAAATAAAAAAAATGAGCAAATTAGAAGATTATAGTGCAGGATTCAGAAAAACCAATGTTGCTAGAAATCCTTATAATACCAATGATGAATATAATGCGGGTAATCCTGACGCATTGTCAACAGGTGATGAACAAGGTAAGGGTGAAGTAAACGGACAAATTGGTGGTGCTACTGATATTAAGGAAAGAAAAAAAGAAATTGTAAAAAATAAATATAATAGGGATAAAGAATATAACGCAGGCACTGCATAATATGAATATGTTATCAGAAGTTAAAAAATTATTCGAAAATATTAAGTATTTCCGTCACCTTATAACTGAGAGTGTTGGTGAGGGTGATATTGAAAAATATCTTCAAAATCATGAATATATTTATATTTATTATGGTGGTGACGAAAACAACAAGAGAGGTTATAGGACAATTAGACCATATGTGCTAGGTACTTCAAAGGCAGGTAATTTGGTTGTTAGGGCATGGCAAGACAGGGGGAAAAGTGTGAGCTTTAGTATGGGAAATCGTGGCGATGAACATGATTATTGGACTGATGATGGAAAGACAGTGCCCGGGTGGAGAATGTTCCGTCTCGATAAAATTGAAAAAATATACCCAACTGGTAAGAAGTTCAATAATACTGATGGTAGCGTAATGATACCACCAAAATATAATGAGGGTTCTGATGCCAATATGACTAACATAATTGCATATGTTTCAACAGGTACAGAACCAGTTGAACCACCAGAAGTTACCTCACCAGAAGTTGCCAAAACAAAAGCAAATAAATGGGATAATTTTACAAATGGAAATAAAAATAACCGTAAAATTAATTCCGAAGATGTTGTTAAATTACGTGATATTGCAAGTAGAGTGTATAAAGAAAAAATTGGGAGTTTCTTGGTTGTAATTAATAATAATAATGACTTTGAAATTATAAATGCAAAAAATAAAGATAAAGTTCCCGAAAATGCTGTTGTTGGTAGTCTAGCGAATCTTTATGATACATTGGTGAGAAAAACACCACCAGAAGATTTTTTTAGAAAAAGTAAAAATAAACTAGATAGTGAATTGAAAGAAAATAAACTTCCGTCAATTCCGTTTGAAAAGAAGACTTTTTTCAAACAATAACGTATTTATAAAAAATAGTAAAATTTTATAAAATGGCTAAAGGTAATATTAATTTAAATATGCTCAAAGACGAGATTGAAAATCGTAGGAGTGGTAAAAATATTGTTTCATCCAGATTAGGTGAAAATGTTGGTTCAGGTCTTGCACCAAAAGATGTTTTTTTAAATGGTCTATTGGAAGCAATACACACTGGAAGAGAAACCGCATCAAGTTCGCTAATCAAAACTGTTGATAATAAGGTTGGTACAAAAAGGGGAGAATCAAGTAGATTGCAAATATCTGAAACAGCACAAGCTCCCCCAAGAATACCAATACCAACTAGTGAAAATTTTGACATGTCACCTGAGAGAGACGAGCAATTATATCGAGATATGGAATCTAGGAGAAAACAAACGTTGGCAGAATCAATTGAGGGATACTCAAAAATACCGTCAATGGGTGCACCAATGCAAAATGGAGTGCCAATGCAAATTAATGAAGCATATTTAACTGAAAATGTAAAGAAAATTGTAAATAATTATTTGATCGAGAATTTCGGTCCTGTGGTCGAGGAAGCCATAAAAAGCACAATTATTGAAATGTATGCTGTTGATAGGATTAAAGAAGTTTTACATGAAAATAAAGATTTGGTGAAAACAATTGTTTTTGAAACCATTCGAGAGCTTCAAGCAAAAAGTAAAAATAAAGCGCAATAACAATTGTGCTTTTTTTATGGTTAATTCTGTATTTATGTAATATTATAATATTAAAAATATGGCATATAATCCAGAGGAACAGAAGTGTAATACCAACGAACTTTTTAATAATGCAGATGGAAACGATGATATTCTTTCAGATATTGATGACGGTGATAATATAAGACACGGAATGTGGGCAATTACTCCTTATAGTGTTGAAGATGGTACTGGTGTTGTAAATGAAGTTTATGATAGGAAACTTGCAGATGAAATCGCACCATTAATTGCAGAAAAATTTAATTTAACATTACAGTATATTGATAGTGGCGAAAATGGTGTTGCTTATGATGCTGGTAACGGTAAAGTATTAAAAATTACTGGCGATAAAAGTGAAGCAGTTGAAAATCTTAAACTTATTGGGAAGAAATTAAATTATATTGCACAACCATATGTTGTACTCAAAATAACTTCCAAAAACAAACAAATGCCTGAAACATATGCAATTATATTAGAAAAATTGCAGACTAATGTAAATGAATTCGAAAGACTAATCGATAGAATGAATTTTGCATTTAAAAAAATATTGGGAATTGATTATTATGATGTAATTTTACATTATACTGACCAACCAGATTTTAGTGTTGATGATGATAAGGTAAATGCTTATTTGAAAAAAAATCCACAAGATGCCGAATTTTTTTATGGAATAGTAAGAATTGCTGAGGAATTGAAAAAATATGACATTGAAAGCGTTGACTATATCAATCCTAAAAATCTTGGGTATAAACCAAGCGGTGCTTTAGCTTTTTTTGATGTAGGATTTGGTAGTGATGTACATACTCAAGGTAGTGTTCCAAAAGAAATGGAAATTGATGAAGACGGTAGTTCTAAATTCTCACAAACTGACTCAATTGGTAGAGACGATTTTCCTGCTTATGACCAAAATGATACATCACCCTCTATTAAAAATGATTTAAATGCAAATTCTGCAATGTATAATGAAGATTTGGAATATAATCATGCCAGTGATGCAACACAAGATGAGTATATTATCGATGAAAGAGTATTATCCTCAATGAAAGGTAGTAGCACTGTTAATGTAAAGAAAAAATGTAGATTGGGTGGCTTGGGTAATACCAGTGCTCCTTGTAATCAAGGAGATATTGGTAATTTGGAAATTAAATCACTAAACGAAGAGGAAAATAAATTAAATTTTCCAGCAAAATATATGTCAGGTATGGAAGATGTTAATGATTTAGAAAGACTTTTATTTAACAGCGCAAATGGTAATAAAGCATATATGATAGAATGGGCAAAATCAGTTGATTTATCAGAACCTATCGATGTGTCTGTTTACCAAAGTGGTGAAGTTGTGTTTAATGATGGTCATCATAGAGTATTGGCAGCAAGATTACAGAATAAAAACGTTAATGTTAATGTAGTTAATAATAGACTAAAACCAGAAATTTGGAAAGAATATTTAAATAGGATAAGCATGGGATATTCACCTATTGACATTAATCCAGATCGTGTAAATTTGAATTATACTGATAATTATGCAATACCTTCACCCGAATTAATGAAACGTGGTAAGGAAGAGATTACCATGAAGTCTGGTAGAAGAGAGGATTTATTTAAGTTCTATCTTGATAATGCAGAATCTAATAATATTAACGAAGAAATTGATGCGAAAGAATTAGAAATCATTAGAAAATACTTAATCAATTATTTTGATTTGAATAATGTTATTGAACCAGCAAGCTTACCAATTAAAGCGGGTAATGTTAGACTATATCATCAAACCGACAAAGAAAATTTCGATAATATAAAAAAAGAAAGAAAAATAAATATAAATAACTCAACAGGTAAATTAAATAAAGAGCCTACCGCTATATGGGGAAAAGTAATTACTAATTCAGATGAAAACGGCTTTTACGGTTCACCAAAAGAACGTTACACTATTGAATATCAAATACCAAAGAATGAGGTTGTTTCAGGGATGGTTAATCGTGATGTAACTTCTGACGAAATTTTGGCTTTTCATAATCCACAATTATTTAACATTGAATATCTTGTAATGGATGATGATTATCTTCGTCAATTTATTGAAAATCCTGAAAAATTTTTAAAATATAAAGAAACATCTAACGATTCTAATGAGTATGGGTATTATTTAATTGCCAAAGCAATTATAGAGTATAATAAAAATGTTGTATCATTAAACGAAGAAATTGATGCGAATGAATTATATGGTGAGAATAGTAATGAAAAATCTATTCAAGCAATGATAGATGGAAAGAAAAGTATTGCCTTCGTAAATTTAACACCCGAATTAAGTAATATAGTAAAAAACAATGGATATAGAACAATTAAAGTTGACCAAAAACCCAATCAAGAGCTTAACATGCACATTGTCTACTATAATGATGCATTAAATAGAGAAAGAGCAATGAGATTATACGATATTGCTAGAAGTCGTGAAGGATATTTAAAAGCATACTCACCTAACGAAGAAAGAGAAATTGGTAATCTACTTGGATATACTGAAAATTCAATTGAAAATCATATAAAAAATAAATTTGATAAGAAAATACCCGAAGTACCTGTAATGCCCGAAAAATCACCAGAAGATTTCGATTTAGATGAAAATATTGAAACTGAGAATGAAATAGAGTTTACAAACGATGCTTTATTAAACACATTTTTAAATAAGTTAAATCAAAAAGAGCCATTACAAAGAAACCCGTTCATACGTAGAGAATTAATGTATGGTGAAAAGGGTTCTTTAGAATTTTCTAGATTTGATAAAGAAAATACCAACGAAATTGAATTATCCGATATTGTTGCTTATGAAAAATCGCAGGGTGTTGGCAGCTCAATGATGAAAGATATTATTGATGTTGCAGATGAAATGAATGTTAAATTAACGTTAACAGCAAAACCATTTGGTAATGATCCCAATGGATTAAAATTATTTCCATTAATAAATTTTTATAAAAAGTTTGGATTTGTTGCTGATTTAAGTATCTTTGACGGGGAATTTGAAACAGAAGAAGAATATCTTAATTATGTTAGAGAATATCCTGACGAGGGTTTTGATATGTATAGAGAACCAAATGGAATAAATGAAATGATTAACGAAGCAGAAATAATGTCACTACAGGATTTACCTTTTAAGAGTGAAATAGAAAGCCTTGGAGGACAGATACTTAGCGTAGGTGGTGCGGTGCTTTTGGATAAAACGGGCTTATTTTCACAAATATTTGGCAGACCACCATATTATAGTTTTGAAAATACAATATATCCTTTTGATAAAGTAAAAACAATGGGTGAGTTTATTTACTTGTTAAGTAAAGATGTTGTTGAAAGTCCTGCTGAGTTCTATAAAAGCAATTTAAAGGGCGATATTGACACTTATAAAGAAATAAAGGGATTGAACGCTGCATTTGAAATGGATAGCACAAATCCAATCGCAGCTAGGTCGGTTGCCCATAATATGTATCTCTATTCACCGCAATCATTACAGAGTCAAATAATTCCTAATACTGTACAAAGAGCAGCACAAGAATTGTTACAGGGTAAATATCCTAAGAATAGTATTGAATTGGCTGTTAATGGAAATGATTTAATTAATGCTGGTTTAAAGGGCAAAGAAATTGGTGATATGCAAAAATCTTTATTACTTAAAGTTTATGGAGATAAGGTTAAGAATGATAAAGAAGAATTATTAGGTTTAGTTGGTGGAAATGAAGATAGTGAACCAATTGACGAAGCAAAAAATAAATGGGTTAACTATAAATATGATGGTGAACCATTTTATTTTGATCCAGAAACATTATCGGATGCTAAGTGGCAAGTATTAACAAATCTTTTAACTAAAATGGGTTGGCAAGCAAGACCATATATTGAGTGGAAAAAATACTTTCTTGAGAAAGGTGCTGGAACAATACCAAATGATATACTTAGAAATACTGATTCAAGTGATTCAACTAAAATTGCTGCAATAAAAAAAGTGATAACTCCAAATAAAAAGCCAAGTGAAAGTCAAAATATTATTACAAAGGCTAAGAGATATTTTGGTATGACTAATATGTTTAGTGAAGCAGGATATCTTTTACAGGATGGTACAATGTTGAACTTCTCTGGTCAGAAATTTGGCGGATCACCAAATAGGCGTGATATGGATCATAGAGAAGTAAATATTATTGACACTGACATGGTTGAATTTATGGCATTAGGTAACATTAGAATGCAAAGCTATGGATTTGAATTAACCCAAGAACCAACTAGGGAACAAATTAATACGTTAAGACGTTTTATTGGTAGTAAAAATGGTGAAGTAACAGTTGATTTTTCTAAAAAGGGTCAATACAGTGTTGAACATTCTGTTGAGTATCAAAGTGGCACAAATGTGAGTAGGATTCTTAATGATATTGTTAATTATTATAGAACAGGTATTAAACCAATTTCTAAACCAAATTTAACGGAAGAAATAAATAACGTACTTTACAGTGCAGTTGTTCTTGATGAGCAATCACGAGCTAAATTGCTTAAAGTTTTTAGATTAATGATTCCAGAGGGTTGGGAAGTTCTTGCAGATCACATGACCATTAATTTAGGTGCAATTAAACCTCAATTTAAAGATGATTTGGGTGATGTGGTGGACTTATCTGTTCTTGATTATGCAATTGATGATAAAGTCATGGCTGTTGGTGTTGAAGGATACCCAACAACGAATGCTAAGGCACATATAACTATAGCTGTAAATAGAAGTGCTGGTGGTAAGCCAGTAATGTCAAACAATTTAACTGATTGGAAAGAAATTAACTTTAAAATAGAATTAAAAGGAATAATAACCGAAATTAAAAAATAAAACATGAATGAAGAACTTATTGAAAAAATAAATATTGATACTGAAAAAAGTAAACCAAGTGAATTCTTATTTAAAGAATTAATGACAAATCTGGGTTATAGGTGCTATGATGCAACCAAAAACCAAAACATGAAAGAACACTGGGATGTGTTAGCGGTTAAAGATACTGAAAGGGGAAGTATTTTTAAACGTATTGATGTTAAAAGTAATAAGGAATCACATAAAGAAGGATATACGTGGGTGGAACTGCAAAATGTTAGGGGTGATATCGGTTGGCTATATTCCGAAGAAATGGATATTATTGCTTTTGAAAGGGACGATTGTTTTGAATTGGTTATGAGAGATAAACTGGCAATATTTATTAATGAAAGGATAGTGCAGGCTGACCTAGAAGACGAAAATGGAAATATTGTATATCAAGATAAAACCAATCTAGGTTTTTATAGAAGATATAGAAGAGGTGGTCGCAATGATAGAACTGTCAAAGCATCTTTCAGTGATTTTAATGGTTTAATTTATAAAAGAATATATAAGTAATGGATATGATAAAAAGACTGATTTGCTGCGACTTAGACGGAACATTAATGGCTACACCTGAGCCACAAGAAGGCATGAAAATTTGGAAAGAGAAAACTGGTCAGGATTATCCGTTTAAAGGTTGGTGGAGTAAACCTGAGTCTTTAGACTTAAATGTGTTTGACATTAAACCATTTGAGGGTGTGTTAAATTTAGTAAGAATGGAGAAAAAATCTCCAGATACGTATGTTATTATTCTAACATCACGAATGGAGAGATTGCGTCCTTACGTACAAGCCGTTTTGGATGCAAACGATATTAAGGTTGATAGGCTTGACATGAAAACAATCGAAAAATCTAAAGGAGAAAAAGTTCTTGATTATATTAAGGAGTTTCCAGATTTAGAAGAAATCGATGTTTATGATGATAGAGATAGTGATATCGATGCATATAAACGAGTCCAATCTGCAATTCCAGAAAAAATTAAATTTAGAATTTTTCGTGCAAATAGTGGTCAATTAAGTTTAGTTGAATCTGAAAATAAATTAATTAACATAATCAACGAAGAAATTTTAAGTTTAATGAAATAATGAAAAAAATTTTAATTGTGGATGATAATAAAATTAATATTAAAATATTAAATTTAATGTTAAACGAAATGAATGTCGAGATTCATTATGCTATGAACGGTATTAAAGCCATTGATATTTGTAGATTAAATCCAGATATTTCATTGGTATTAATGGATATTCGCATGCCAATAATGAGTGGTGATGAGGCTGCTGCAATAATAAAAGAAGAAAATTCGGAAATTAAAATATTTGCAATTACTGCTGGATGTATTGCAATTTTGAGTACGGATAATGAAAATATTTTCGATGAAATTTTTCAAATACCATTTAATTTTGAATATCTAAAGAAAATGATAAAAGAAACAGTATTTTAATGGAAATTAAAACTAACGTATTTATATAAAAATTAATGTAATGGGAGTTAGATCAACAAAAGAAAATTTTAATGCAAAATCCCTTATAATTCATGGAGATAAGTTTAACTATTCTTTGGTTGAATATGGTGGGTACGATAATAAGGTAAAAATAATTTAAAAAAAGACAAATGATATGAGCAGAATCTCACCAAATTATTTACCACAGTTAATTGCACCAATAGATAAAATACTTGAGGAAGTATCTAATAGTGATGTTGAGTATGAATATATTCAAATGAATCCAAATGATTTAAAGGCATCTCAACCATTTACTTTGTCTGATGATGTTTATACTTCGGTGTTAGATGATATGCACCCAATATGGATTGATAACGATTTAAACATAATTGATGGTCATCATAAATGGATCAAGTCTCTGACTAGCAATAATTTAATTCTTGTAGTTAAACTAAATGTGGAGTTCAAAGATGCTTGTAGACTTTTAAATAAAATACAAGACATATATGAATATGAACAACACCAAGGATTAGAAGAAGTTGAGATGCAAGATACAATAAATTATTATGGTGATGATGAGAATCAATTTTTAAATGCATTGGAAGAAGATAACAATAATATTGAATATGAAACACCAAATACTAATCAACAAACAATTGTTGGTTATAGAAAAGACCCAATTAAAGAAAATTCATCGGTTGGTAATTTTTTCACTTTAAACCCCGTTAATGGATATAGTAAATATCAGATTGATTTTGATAATCTTCTCGATACAAATGCACTTGGCGTAACATATAAAGATAGTCAAGAACCTGTTGATATTTTAGCAAAAATATGGTTTCCACATGTAAATTTCGAAAAAATAAGCAAACAATATGATATACCAGTAAACAATCTAAAGAACAAGGCAATTGCAGAAAAGGCAATGACTTTGGGTTACGATGGCGTAAAATATGGTGATAAATTAATTCAAGGATTAAAATAATTAAAACTATGAGCATATACAAAATAACAAACATTACCAATTACTTAGGTAAACGTGATTACAAATTTAATTCAAATTTAGATATTGAATTTGTGGATAATATGGTAAAAAAAACCATTACATTAAAACCAAACGATAGTGCATATTTATCGATTGCGGGGTTACCATTATCTGTACATAAATTAAGGGTTAAAAATTTAATAACCGTTTCAGAGGTAAATGATTTTCCAGTGAATGAAGCTTTTAGTGAAGTAGCGCCAAAGCCAGAAAATACGATTGCTACTCCAGTGGAAATAAAAAAAGAGGAAGAAAAAAAAATTGAAAAAAAAGTAACGGAGAAGAAAGAATAATTCAAATAAAAATTAATTGAATAGCAGATAAATTTAAGCCAACATTTTGTTGGCTTTTTTAATAAATAATTTTTTAAAATTCAAGATTTTCATTTCATTTACGTATTTAATAATAAATTACATTATTTTATAATATTTTATAAGTAAAACATGGAAGGAAAAATTAGAATACTTTTTTACAATAGAGATTCCGCAGGAGTCAATTATTTTCGCACACTAACTCCCGCAATGGAGCTTGAGAGAAATCACTCAAATGAATTTCATGTAGAAATTAACCCACAATTAGATTTTAACGATCCAAACATCGTTGATTATTTAAAAACATTTCATGTAATACATTATCATCGTCAGCTTTTAGATGACACTAGACAAATGTATAATTTAGCAATTGAATTAAGAAAATCGGGCACAGTTTTAATTAATGATATTGATGACTATTGGGAGTTACATAAAGATCATCCTTATTATATGATAAACAAAGAGAAGAAATTACATTTATCAATAATTGAAAATCTAAAAATTGCTGATTATGTTACAACAACAACCGATTTGTTTGCTGAAGAAATACGCAAAATAACTGGTAGAGATAATGTTATGGTATTTTATAACTCTATTGACCCAATTTGGATGAAACAATTTCAAAATAATTGGAAGCCAGACCCAGATGGAAGAGTTAGAATAACGTACATGGCTGGGTCGTGCTATGACGATAAAACCGAAATTTTTACCGAAAATGGTTGGAAGTTATTTAAAGATTTGGATGTATCCGAAAGGGTTGCAACTTTAAATTCCGATAACAACCAACTTGAATATCAACAACCTACGGAATATATTAATGAATCGTATTCTGGTGATATGTATTATGGAAAAAATTCACTAATTGATTTCGCAGTTACCCCAAATCATAACATGTTTGTGTGTAAATCAAAACATTTGCGCAGAAAAAAACCGTTTAAATTTGAATTAAATAAAATGGAGAATTTGGAAAATTATGATTTGACTTTTAAGAAGAATTGTGATTGGATTGGAAACGATGAAGAATATATTATAATTCCTGAGCACATTACAACAAAACAACATACGGATATGTGTGGTGAAGTTAAAATAAAAATGAGTGATTGGTTGAAATTTTTTGGATTTTGGATGGGCGATGGGTGGACTACTAATGATAATTCTCGCCATGTGGGTGTTTGTGGATATAAGCAAATTGGCATTGATACGATGAAAGAAATTAAAGAAATTTTTGATAAATATAATATTAGTTCAACGTATAATGGCAATAACACACTAAGATTTTTTAATAGACCATTATATAATTATTTATATCAGTTTGGCGGTGCAAATGATAAGCATATCCCAAAACATATTTTAAATTTACCTAAAGAGAAATTAGAAATATTTTTGGAATATTATTTAAGGGCGGATGGACACATAAGAGAAAACGGTAGAAAAACTGGATATTCATCATCCAAAAATTTGGCAAATAATTTAAATGAGATTGCGTTAAAATTGGGAATCTCTGCAACGATGACGAATAGAGGTTTTCGCAATGGTGATAAATATATTAAAGGTAGATTAATAAATCAAAGATATGATGCATATGACATTAATTTCTATTTAGAATCAAATAAAAATAATTTAACGCCAACATTACCAGCTAAAAATATAATAAAAGGTACGTATGATGGTAACATATATTGTGTTACTGTTCCAAACCATATATTATATGTAAGAAGAAATGGTAAATCGTACTGGTGTGGAAATTCGCATAGGGGTGATGTAATACAGCTTGAAACTGTTATGAATGTAATATCAAACGATTATGAGTTAAAGGATAAGTTTAAAGTGATTGTTGCTGGTTGGGATGCTGAGGGTAGTACAACTGACGTAACATTTAACGAAGAATTTGGTGAAGAATTAAAGAAAAAAGGATTGTGGACAAATAAAATTCTGAAATCGATTAATACTTCGAGAGGTAATGTGGATTTAATGCATGATGTTCCAGATGCTTTGAAAGAAAAATATAGGGGAAATGTTTTTAGTGAAAAACAAAGGGATATTAAATCTGAGGAAAGTGTTTATCTTCATTACGAAAATTTATTGACAAATAATCATAAGATGATTACCGATCCAGATTATCTTCAATGGCTTTCGAATTATGAAAGAAATATTCAATATGAAAATGAAGGTAATTTTGCTAGACGTTGGACACAAAAAGCAAACGTATATGCTCAGGTTTTAGATGAAACTGATATCGTGATTGCACCTTTGGCAGATAATAAATTTAACTATATGAAGAGCAACCTCAAGCAAGTAGAGTGTTGGACAAGAAAATTACCAATTATTTGTTCAGACATTCCACCATATAATATTCACGGTAGGCATATGGAAAATTGTGTATTAATTCCATCGGAGAAAAATGCTCATAAATATTGGAAGAAATATTTGAAAAAACTTATTTTGGATGCTGATTTGAGAAAAAAACTTGGCGAACAATTATATGAGGATTTTAAAGAAGAATATTCACTGAAAAACGTTACAAAAAAACGTGCAGATTTTTATAAGGCAGCGGTTGCAAAAACATTAGAAATAATATAAAATTTAAAAATAAACATCATGTGGAAAATATTTAGTTTTTTAAAAAAGAAAAAAGTCCTTACCGTTAAAGAATTTGATAAATTAGTTGATGAAAAGGCAAAAGATATTCGAAAATATGTTTTATCTGCTTTAACTGTTAGAGATGAGATTAATTCGAAAAAAGGTAAAAATGGTTTTATTGTTGATAATTTGGATGTAGACAAGAAAAACGAAGAAAAATTTTTAAAGGAATTTGAGAAAGTGTTTTATTTTTATCAAAAAAATCTATATGATAAATATCTTAAACTAGGTACTAAGAAAAAAAGGGTTGAACAGCCATATCGAACAAAACTTATTCAATATTTTAGAGAATGTAGCACAATAAAACTTATTCAATATTTTAGAGAAGAAAAGATTGAAAGCCCATATTTAACATTTCAGAAATTTTTTGAGAAATACGGTATAAAGAAAAAAAAGAAATTTAGTTTTTATTACAATTTTATCACTAAAATAAAAATTAAACTAAGTTTGATTTATTATCAAATTTGGCTATATTTTCAAATTAGAAAAATTAAAAAGTTATTTCCTGACATGAAATTATCCAGCAAAACAGCGTTGGGCATATTAAAATCAGTTAAAGTAAATAAAAAGCTAATGGCAATTAAAACAACATAATGAAGAGATTCTTTCAGAAAAAAATTCTTTGGCTATATCTTTTTATCCATAGTTTTCTAATCAAGTTAGGCATTTCTATGGTCAATACTGATAATGAAATACTTAGGGCTGGCACTTTGGATATTCCAGAAAAGGATAAAAAAACCACAAGGAAATTACATAGAAGCAATTTACTTGAGAAATTTTATGCTGGACAGGAAGATTCTGAATATAGCCAAAGATATTACGAGATTTTAAAAAAAGCAGACAAATTCGTTAGAACAGCAACCCCTCACAAGGTTGCTGTTACTGCTGATAAACATCGAATGAACTATGGAATGAAAGACCAGTATGGTAGAAGATATGAGCACTATGGTTTTTTCGATGATAAACACAAACATGCTGGTAAAACTATTGGCGAGGTAGTTGCTTTGGAATTTGAAGAAAGACGAACAAAAGATGATTCATATGAATTATTATACATTTTTGATAACAATCCAGTTGAGGTGGGATTTTCAAAAGCGTTTGATGTGTTAAAGAAAATTGAGGATAATGTAGAACCAGTAATTACCGAAGACCCGTTAATCGATGAATCAACCAACAATGAACTTTTTGAGGTTTTAGATATATTAAGTAAATCAAAAACATTTAAATTCCCAATTAAGGCATCTCGTGATAATGAAGATATTGTAAACAAAATTGAACAATTAACCGAATATTTGCATATTAAGAAAATTGGTTTTGAATATAGACTGTTAGAGTTTTTTGTACCGTTAAAATATAAAACCGAAGAAATTGAAGAAGATTCTCAAATTTTCCTTGATCTTACGAATTTTAATAGTATCTTTGTGAAAAATGAATACGGAGAATTAATGGGATTTGGTATTATCAAATTTAGTAAAAGAATAAAACATAACAATGCATATGAAGTATGGAAATTCGAAGGAATTGAAATGGAGAATGTGAGAGTATGTTAAAAATAAATAAATATAAAATTAATAAACATGGCAACGTCATTTTTGGACAACTTAAAAAACGCTGTTGATAACGGAGATTTCAACTCAGAAGCAGCGAGAAAACTTATTGAAATTGGTAATTTAGCTGACACTAAATTTATTCCTAAAACCAACGAACAACTTTTAGAAAAATTAAACACCGTAAAGGAAAAATTGGTTGGTGATAATGCGGTTACTGTTACAGAGGAAGAAGCAGCAGCAATAAACGCTGAATATGAAGCATATATGGAAGATGTTAAAAAACGTGATGCTGTAAACGTACAACTAGCAACACTTGTTGAAATTGAGAACATGGTTAAGTTAAGTGTTGTTGATATGTTGACATTTATTGATGAACTTGAAGAAAAATTTCCAGATGAATTAGGAAATGAAGAGCCTGCAATACCCAACTCTATTCCAAACCCAATGTTTGTGGAACTAATTAAAAAAATCGAAGAAGTAAAAACGAAATATAGTATATATTAACAATTAAAAACAAATTTTATGGCAAAGCTCGTAGAAGCATCTGAAGAAGTAGTAAAAATTTTTGATGAGGTAAGAGACACAACAAGTATCAAAAGTTGGGTAGAATTCAAAGTCTTATGTAACAACAAACAAAAGAAAAGCGTTGTTAAAGCATTTAAATCAAATGAATTGGTTGAGACACTTAGTGATGGTGTTAATTTTGCAATTATCATCAACGAATCAATTTTCGATGAATTGCCAAAAGACTTACAAAAAATTGCAATAGAGGAATGTCTTGCAGGGGTTGCGGTATCTGAAACAGATACGGTATCTTATGAACAACCTGATATTAGTACCTATTCTGGAATATTAAACAAATACGGAAATCAACCTATCGTTCTTCACGAATCAGTTAAAAGTTTATTCGATAAACAAAAACAAGAAGCAGATGAAGCCAAAGCATTGTCTAGCGGAAAACGTGGCAGAAAACCAAAAAATATTTAAGAAATATTTTTAAAATAGAATATTACTTAAATCCTGATCAATTGGTCGGGATTTTTGTTTTATAAGTATTTATAGTAAAATTCGTTATAATGGCTTCATATAATATAAATTTTCCTTTAAGAGATGATGTTTCAACAAACACCTTTTTCTTAATGACTAAAGTAACCAAAACTGCTTTCAGTTCTGACTTGCTAATTCTATTGTTAACACAAATTGGAGAAAGATACTATAATCCCGAATATGGGTGCAATTTGCTTAAGTATATATTCGAGCCAAATGATACATTAACAGCAAACGATATTGAACAAGAAATAAAAACAACCGTTTCTAAATACATTCCAGCACTTACAATTAATAAAATAACATTCAATTGGAATCTTGATGATAATGGACAACCAATTTCAGAGACGCAATTAAATGTAAATATTAAATTTACTTATAGTGAAGATGCATTTAGTGAGCAAGGAAGTCTTGATTTACAATTTTAATTAAAATGAAAAAATTAACTACTGAGGAATATATTAAAAAGGCACGATTAGTGCATGGGGATAAGTATGGTTATTCTTTGGTTGAGTATGTGGGACGTGATCATAAAGTTAAAATTATTTGTGAAAAACATGGAGTGTTTGAACAAAATGCTGGGAATCATTTGAGTAGGTGTGAATGTCCCGAATGTGCCAATGAAATAAATCCAAATATAAAAATGGATGCAAAAACGTTTATCGAAAAAGCACGGCTAGTTCATGGAGATAAGTATGACTATTCTTTGATTAAATATATTAAATCGGATGAAAATGTGGTTATTGTTTGTCCTAAACATGGTGAATATTTACAGAAGCCGAAAAACCATTTGTGCGGGTATGGTTGTCAAAAATGTGCGGGTAAGAATAGGTCAACTGATGATTATATTTATGAAGCCAAATTAGTACATGGTGATAAATATGATTATTCTTTGGTTAACTATAAAGATACGATAACAAAAATAAAAATCGTTTGTTGTGATCATGGAATGTTTACAATAAGACCTAGCGAACATTTATTTGGTTATAAATGTCCTAAATGTAACAAAATGTTTGTTAACACCAAAAGTTTTATTAAAAGAGCCAAATTGGTTCATGATGATAAATATGATTATTCTTTGGTTGATTATGTTAATGCCGTGACAAAAATAAAAATTATTTGTCCAAAACACGGTACTTTTATGCAAAGGAGTGGCGATCATTTAGTTGGAAGAGGTTGCCCACATTGTAACGAATCTAAAGGCGAATTGGTAATTACAAACTATTTAAAAACAAAAGGCTTTGAGTTTATTAGGGAGAAAAAGTATGATAATTGTAGAGGGTATAAAAGGACACTGCCTTTTGATTTTTATTTGCCTGATTATAATGCATTGGTTGAATATGATGGCGAACAACATTTTAAACCATTGAAATATTGGGGAGGTGAAGAAGGTTTCAATAGACAACAAATTAACGATAATATTAAAAATGAATACGCAAAAAATAACAATATTAATCTTTTGAGAATTAGATTTGATGAATATAAAAATATAAACGAAATTTTAGATAAAAACATAAAAACATGGCAGACACAACTACAAATGTAATAAGATATGGTTCAAGAACCTTTGGCGAAATAAGGGTTGATCTTATAACAATGATAAGACAAACTTATCCGGAGATTTTGAGCGATTTCACCGATTCATCCATTGGGGCAATCATGATTGACCTTA